TTGAACTTGTAATATGATCGTCTAATGACGTTCATCTTATGTTCAATTCCTTTGAGAACTTTATCGTCCTCGCCAACAAAAGACTTAACTAAGTCTTTTTGCTCTTTCAACTTCGAACTGATGAAGTTATTTAGAATAGTTAGTCTTACTAACTTGTCTATTTCTTTCTTTTTGTTCATGTTGCCTCCTTTGGCTTATTATTAATATAAGCATATCCTAATTAATTACAAGTAGTTATTAAAATAAAACTGTGGATAACTTTTTACCCAATCCTTGCATCAGCAACTGCTGTCAGAAACCCCAGCTCCTGCCGTAGCTCCTGAATTACCCTTTACCTTAGGCTAAAGGTTTAAGATGTAATGGAGAATGGAGATTAGTCGGTGGGGGAACGATATCATTCCCCCAAAGGTACTTTGCGTTGCGTTTGATTTTATACTCGGCTACGAACCCAAACATACGAAATGGCTTACGCACGAGTTGTAGTCTGACTACTCGAAACACTTAAATGCACTTAAATGTTTCGAATAATCGCTTGGGTAGATTTGGGAAGATCCCCTTGGCTCTACCCGAGCCGTATAGTGTGGGGGTGCGAACCGTAAGTTTAGCTTTACCTATTACCTATACGCACTTTGTTGTCATGGTAACCCCACTATTATTAATATAGTGATATCCTAACTAATTGCAACTATTTATTTTCATTTATCTGTGGATAACTTTTTCCAACCCAATCATCATTTTCTTCCAACCAACTCCTGCCGGAGTGGCCCAGCTCAGGTTTACCCTATACCTATAGGCTAAAGGCTAGGGGAGAAATGGAGAATGGAGAATTGCCACGAGGAGCCTGAAAACCAGCAGCCAGAATGTGGTGTAAATTATTTTACTGAATAGATCCCCAATGCCGAAAGGGATTCGGGAAATGGAGAGCGTGACCAGCACAAGTGCCAGGCACGCCACCCCAAAGTATCCAAGAAAGATCGGCACTTAATGATTGTCAGCGAATGGAGTTTCTGCATCAGCCCATCCTGAACGCATCTCTGCTTGTGCTTCGGCTTCGTCTTGTTCTCTATCTTCCTTATCGGCAATGATCTCACGACACACTTCTTCACATGCCCACCACGCCAGCAGGTTCCTGAACTGATCGTCAGATCCTACCTCGGCTGCCCCGTTAAAGGTTGCTATTAAATGGAGAGGACTTTCTCCCCCCAGGTCAGACCACGAATCCCAGAGACGCTGCCAAATCTCTTCTTTATATTTCTCGTAGAATGCACAGCTGTCTGCGTAGTATATCAACTCTGACACAATGCCTGACTGGCAGCCTTCCAGGATCACATCAGCAACCTGTCCCTCTTCTAAGTTGTTAAGGATCCACTCCTTGATGGAGCTTTCTTCGAAGTTAACGGACATTGTGATAAACCTCCTGCAACTCTCTAAGACTCACGAACCAGGGCACACGTACCCAACCGTGTTTGTTTAATAGTAAATGGATAATATGATCGTATTTATAATTATTCATCTTTAGCCTCCTTTGTTTTGGTGACTGGGTCGGTGCGTGTTCGTCTCTCCGCTACTTATCCTTTTTCCTTTATCGCTTCCCAGTCGGTAAATAGACCTTGAACACAGAGCCGTGGCTCGGGGACTTTCGTCTATTGCGATTCAGGGTCTCGAGTCATTACGGCAACTACCTGAATCTAAACGGCACCTTGGTTCGGCTTATCCGTCTATTAGTATATATAGTCCTAAGTTGTTAGGATGTCAAGAGCAAAACAAAAACTTTTTTTGAGGGACACCTGCTTTACCATCCAGCTCCTGGACACCGGGATCCTGAACTATACCTATACCCATAAGGGAAAGGGTTGAAGGCTAATGGACAATGGAGCTTGCTTGAAAGGTAAGTGGGTGGCGACCCGAGGACTTCGAGTCGCCGATTGTTAGTTTGGCTAACTAAACAAAGAAGGAAGAACTAAGCAGTAGCAGAATCAGAGTTCGCTGTCAACTGTCAGGAGATCCCGGGTCTGCAACTACCATCTCCTGCCTGGGACGCCGTTCCGGGAGACTTAGGTAATGGATAATGGAAGAAGGTTCGAGGGCAATGGGCAATGGACTAATGGAGCTTGGTTGATGACCTGCCATCAGGAGTCCAGGCACCCAGCATCAGCAGGAGCTGCTCCCAGCCCTGGGACTTGGATCCGGGGCCAATGGAACATAGTGGAGGTTTTTCGCTAATGGACGAGGGATCACGGACAATGGAGCCTGAGAATAATTTAAGGGTCTTCGGAAGAGGGTCTCTGGCAAGTACGAACACAGGACAGCCAGCAGAATAATGTCGATGAATCCACGCAATTTGATGTGCTGAGAAGTTAATTTTGTTATTGACTATTACTTTCAACTCGACCCAAAAGCCTCGTTTATAATAACCAAATAGATCAGGAATACCCAACCCTGTTGAGCTTTCAATTCTTGTCCAAATTATTGATTTTGTGTTATTTTTTAACTGTATCCAGAGATTCTTCTCTTCCGCCATGTTTAATTACCCAGCACCTTTCTTCTTCTAAATCAACCATCAATAACTCCACCTTTAGTTTCTTCTGTAATGGAGTCAATACTCGGTTAATATTCTGTCCTTTTTTCTTCCCTTTTGCATACTTCAATGATGTTTTGACATCATACAAATGTATCTTTCCACGCTTATCAATAGCCACAATATCGACACAACCTGTGTCATGAATCGTCTTGAAGACTAGATTCCCCTTCTTCAATAAGTAGGTCATCGCCAGGCTCTCCGACAGATGCCCCTTCAAGTGTGTCTTCGTCAATAATTTCATATTCGCCAGGAATGGATAATTTTTTTCTAAGTTCATTTAACTTCTCCTCAACCTCTCCAACTGACATAGAATCAATCGTGCCATGCATGACTTCTTTCCTATCAACATAGAGTCCAGCCGCCATACCTCGATACTTTTCAGCAGCAATCGCACCAGTAAAATTACCAGCTTTCTCGGCAGAATCTCTTAATTCTGCTAGTTTTTGTATATGAGATTTATAGGAAATGGAGTATCTCCTAGCCAACTCAGCTCTCCTGCGTTCTAATTCCTCAACCACATGAGGATAATACTTAGGGTTTTGTAATGCACTGGCAGTCACTGTAGCTGTGGATTCTGAGTATCCAGCGTCCAAAGCACACTGTTTTGCTGTCTGCAAATGCCCTTTTTCGATGAAAATATCGACAAATTTCTGCTGTTTTGGGGTTAATTCGAGCATTTTTTCTACTTTTTCAGACATGTTTTTTCTTCAAATTTAAGATTGAACCTCCAAAAAACCCTTATTTTTCAACAACCTGTGTAAATGGGAGGCAACATATTTACAACCGTATGACAACTTATTTACGGCTAGAATCCGCCATATATATATATTTTTACAATATTGTAAATATGTAAACCGATTTCGTTCATTTTTTGCAAGTTTAGATTTAATTTCTGTAGAATAATATATATAGTTTGACATATGAGATTTGTCCGTGTTTCGTGGCTCGACACTGTTGAGCATCCGTCCGGCTGGTATGATCCCGAAGATATTGATAAGCTTGAAGATGTGGCCCTGGTCCATAGTTATGGGTTAGTCCTTAAAGAAACAGAAAAATCAATTACCATTGTAGCGGACTTTATTCCAAGCACCAAAGAGTTTGGTCGGTCGACCGTGATCCCTAAGGGAATGATAGAAGAAATAGTAGACATATTCGATCCTACTAATTAACGTCCTCTCGTGTATCCCATGCCTTTAAAAGCAGGTGCATTAATTTGTACTTTTTGCGGAGCGGGTCTTTGACTAAAATTACTAATTCCTCCACCACCACCGCCTTTATTTCCCCCTGACCCTTGGTCCGTGGTCGGCGTGCCTTGATTCATTAATCGTTGATAATCTTGCTGTGTCTGAGTGTTCAAATAAGGCTGTTTGAAATCCATAAAGCCTCGGTATCGTGCTAATGCATCAGGAATCGCAGTTCGATATTGCCCTTGTAAAAGGTCATGAATACCTCCAACCATAGTCCCGAGGGCTCCCATACCGGGAAGTCGGGCCAAAATTTGTCCCCCAGGCATCGTATTCATTAAATCATAAGTAGAAGTTCGTAGGTATGTATCGGTATTAGGTGCGTTTTGAGCAAGCCGATAGGTGTTCTCAAAGTGTTGAGTAGGAAGAGGTGCGAACTGAGCGAGATATTGAATTAAATTCATATCTAATTCAACCTTGCAATGCCTCCCATTGCAAATCCTTGTCCCACCGCTTGAGCGTAGGCATTCTCTCGAGTCATGCCAGGCTGTGTAATTAAACGATCATAAACCATTCGCTGTGAAGGTGTTAAACTCAGTAATTGTTGATTAAACTGATTTTGACTTGCCATTTGATTACCGAAAAAATTTTGGACTCCACCAAATAAACTTTTCGCTAAGTTCATCATCGGTGTACCTTTTTCCGCTAAGCCTTGAGCCATACTGGAAAAAGCACCGCCAACATCACCCATGAATTGTTTAAAAGTTGGTGCCATGGCTGTGAGCTGAGGTACATTCATACTTAAAATTTGTTGTCCTTTTAAAGGTCCTTGACTGAAACGAGCAATACCATCATTTGCTTGAGCCTTTTGAAAAGCTTCATAGTCTCTCATCTTGGCTTGATAGCCTGGAATATCAGCGGCACGATTATATTGGCTTGTAATATTTAAAATATCTTCTAACGGAGCGGGTCCACCACCGAGTCGATCATAATATTGTTTTCGTGCAAAAGAAGAAGTAGTCGGTGCAAAATTACTTTGACTTGGAGCTTGTTTGAATGTGGGAACCGAAGGCTTTGACTTCATGACAATGTTCGGACCACGATCATTATCATTACGCCCTGGTCGGTTGACCCCGGTGGGAGGTTTGGGAGAAGAGTATCCAGGTCGATTAATCCCTGTGGGAGACTTAGGACTACTATAACCTGGTCTATTAATTCCTGTTGGGGGCATTATTTTTTCTTCTTTCTAGTAACCACGATCTTACCATCTTTTTCCGTGACTTTCATTCCCGCATCTTCCGTATGCTTTTTTAATTGCTTATACTTTTCTGCGGGAGTGAGTTTAGCCATTATTTTTTTGCTTTTCCATAACCACGTTTTGCTAGTCTTCCAGCTACTTTTGAAATTGGTTTTAAAACTTCACCACCACTAGCTAATTTTTGAGGTGAGATTATTGCTCCTTCTTTTCGAAGCTTATCATATTCGTCTTTATCAATTTCAATAAATACGCCTGTACCTTCGGCAATTTCATAATATTTGCCGTCTTGTTTAACTACCTTATTTGACATTATTTTCTACCATTAGATCAACTTACGAAGTGTTCTTCTCCTAGGAGATGTCTTAGGGCCACCTAATCGACCTTTGATTTTAGGTTCGGTTTTTTTAGATGCACCCATCATTCCCAAAGCTTTTTTGATATCATCCATATTCAATCGACCTGAAGGCTTCATCTTTTTTGCTTGTTCAAAAGCTTGCTTTAATTTTTCTGCTGAAACACCCATTGCACCTGAAGCGGCTTTTGATAAAGCTGATTTTAAACCCATCATTTCACCACCGTCTTTTTTCATAGTGGGTGTCATTTTTCTAGGCTCTTTCATCATGTATTTTTCTAGGTCTATTCGAGGTCTTGGTCTTCTATCAGGCATAGGTTTCATGTTTGGTCTATCGGTTCTTGGTATCGGCACCGGTCCTATGCCGAATTTCGGCATCGGCTTAGCCTCTGGCTTTCCTTTAGGTTTTGGTCTGGGCATCGGTCTAAACTCAGGAACCTTTTTTGGATCTCTAGGCATTGGTTTACCTGGGTTAGGTCTTAAAGGTTTTATTGTTGGCCCAGGTCTTTTAGTTTTAGGTCCAACTCTTTCTGGCTTATCTTCCCTTGCTTTTTTTCTTCTTTCAGTGGTGCTTCCACCTGATTGCATTTTGAGGGCTCTTCCTTTGCCTCTCGTTGATATATCTCCCATAGTAAACTCCTTGGTCCGTTGTTCGTGGTCTTTTGACCTTTTATAACTAAGAACATAACAAAAATAAAAGTCAAGATCAAAGATTTATTGACTTTTGAAAACGGACTTTGATACAGTGGTAGGTACGCACTAACGCATTCGAAGGAGGTTTACAATGCAAGAATTAGAAAAAAAATTAGAAGAAGCGTACATTGTTATTGCTCTTTTACAGGCAAAATTAGCTGAAAAGAAGGAATAAAAACTAGGTGGTCCGTGGGCTTTGGTTATTAATCAAAGCTCTACTACCCCTGGTGACAATGTTATTCCATTCCTCATGCGTGAATTCATCTTTACTTCCATCTCGATAAATCACCCGATACATTATTTTCTCTAACATTTCGGGCGGATCGGAAATTTTCGTAAAGATTTCAACCGCTCTTACAATATCTCTTATCATCTTGGGAAAGATAACATATTTCCGTTCTTGAGTTTACTTAATTTTTGAATAATTAAACGTCGAGTCGCCTCTCGTAAATCTTTGGTATCACCCACTAATTCGTGGTCCCAAAGGTCGGCACAGGCTCGTAACGCTTCTACCTTCTCGTCATTGTTTTTAAAAAAGTCTTTCTCATACTCGATGAGATCGAGGACCATGCGTCTCGAAATCAAAGACTCCATATCCTCTGTGATCATTGTGATGTTTGCCATCCGATGATTCTATTGAAGAATTTGGGTTTGTAAAATAAGTTTTACCCATTAATTTTTCCAATTTTTTTCGTTCTCTTCGTCTTTGATCTCGTTGATAAGCGTAACGAACAGAGTGACCTCTGCCGTCTTGGTGTTCATACACAGGTTGAAATTTAGCCATAGTTATCTCCTTTGTTAGTCCTACCGACCTGAGATTTAACTAGCGGAAAGGCACGCCAATTAAAACTCACAGCTTTTCATGTGTCCCTGGCGGGCAACACTGTCAATTGTGTAAGATAATGAATAAAAAACCACAATTGTCAGTAGAAAGAATCGGACAGTCATCTCAAAGCCGGGATCTTTCTTCACACTATCCATCTGCTTTAACCGAATTGGGTCGGTGCAATCGGAACTTGTTATCGAGTGACTCGTACACCATTAACAAATCCAGCATGATTAGGTGTCATGTCTGCATTTTCTTTTTGGTCCTTGAGCCATGAATCATAGTCCTCTATTTCGTGTTGAACTAATCCATCGATATAACCTTGTAAAAACGCAACCGATTCATCTAACGGAAAGTTAGTGCGATCGCTCTTTGCATATTCAATTAAATTCAATAAATGTTTTCTAAACTCTAATGATTTACTTTCGTACTTTGCCATTTCTTTTCTTTTCCTCTTGTTCGATTAGTTTTTGTATAAATCCACCCATGGTGCAGTAGTCCTGTTCTGCCATCGGTCGTGCTTTATTATACACAGCGACCTTGATTGCCACGGATTTGTATTTGGTAGCATCCATTAAATAACTCCTGTCAATACTAATAATACGTAGGACGTCAAGCCTATACCAATTACCCATCTAATTTTAGCGATGCAAAACATCACTGTAAGTAGTACAATTAATAAATAAACCATATGTCCTAATTTCTTAGAATAATATAAGAGTTTATGATATAAATGTCAAGGGGGTAGAAATGAAAGTATTTTTAATATTAATAGCTTGTTTACAAAGCACAGTGACTCCCCTGGAGAAGTCTTGTACGTTACAGCCTTTAGATCAGCCTTTTGAAAGCGTTTCTGATTGTTTGGGTTATGTGCAGTATTTTAAAAGCCAAGTCGAGTCGGCAGATCCTAATATGTATATAACAGGATTCTGCACAACTAAACTGGTTGACTCTGCTTAGAGAGTTCTTCGGATGAAGTTCGGGAAACGACCTTCTTGTTTAAAAGTCATGTAAGCTGCGTACCAATCGTTTTTGTATTCGGCTTGGCAGAAATCTTTGATCTCTTCATCCTTGTCTTCTTTTGTTTTAAAGAAGTTTAAAAAGTGATCCATTGATCTTTTTGTAATATTAAACATTGTATTTTCTCCTGGCGAAGTTATACACAGAAAATTTATTTACTTGTTTTGTTATGATTGCATGCCAGTTGTGCAAATGATAATATTTTGGGATAGCAACGGTCGAAACATGAAAGGAATTTTGTGTATCGCAAAAGTTATTAGATTTAGTGTCCCTTGCAAATAAACAAATTTATTAACTGCCGTTGCTAAACTGAAAAGTCAGCTTCAAATTCAACATCAGGTTCGTTTACAGGAAGAAAAATAGTTCGACCATTAACTCTTTTTTGAAAACTTGTCTTGCATAAAAGGCAATGATAATTATCAGAATGAGTTCGAAACATTGGAACAATCACATGTTCATAAGAACATTGCGGACAGAGTGTAGCTTCAAGTTTGCTATCTAATTTTTTATCTACTTCGCCTCGCCCCATGATGGTCCTACCTCACAATCTAATTTAACAGGTACTTCTAACTGTACTGCGTTTTTCATAATTTCCATGATCTTATTCTTTTGTGCTTCACTGTCAAAAGAACAATCTAGTTCATCATGAACTTGAATATGTGGAGTAATACCTTCGGCGTGCAGATCAACCATTGCTTTCTTTGTCATATCAGCGGCAGATCCTTGAATAATTTTGTTTAAAGCTTTGTATGTATAAGCTCGTTTAATTTGTTTACCATGCTCTCTTTCCGCTTCGGCCCTGGGCAGTGGTCGGTGAACCCCATATCGTATAGGCTCCCATTCATCAAAACGACACTTACGACCGAGCAAGGTTCTTACATGACCGACATCAGCCGCTTTTTTCATGGTTAATTCAATCATCTCTTTGACAAAAGGGACACGAGAGTGATACTTCTCAAAAAGGTCCTCAGCCTCGCCAGGAGTCAGTCCTAGCTCGGAGGATAGTTTCCCCTTACCCATACCGTAGAATAGCCCTAGATTGATCGTTTTAGCCTTTTTTCGGTCAATTTTAGCCATCTCTGATACCATGGTATGGAAGTCTGTGTTGGGGTCTTCATGGTATGCGTTGACGAACTCATCAGCTCCTTTCAACCCGCCATTCGTTAGACTAGCGAGGTGAACCACGAGACGTGGTTCCTGTTGAGAATAGTCAAACGCACCCCATTGCATTCCCTCTTCGGGTATAAAGAGCGAGCGTATCATCGGTCCTAAAACCTTCGAGGAAGGAACTTGTTGTAGATTCGGTGTATTGTAGCTGAGTCTTCCTGTGACTGTGCCACCACCGTCTCCACGTAATTGGTTTATCTCGGCATGAATTCTTCCATTATGTTCATGCTTTAAAATGGTATCAATAAAAGTCGTTCGAGCTTTGTTATATTCTCGAGCCTGAGCGACTGCTTGAACTAACGGATGCTCGTGAGTGCGGAGGAAATGCTTATCGAATTTAGGAGCACCCGTCAATTCAGTCCGTGCGTAAGGAAGGGATAACGCATCGAACATCTTTGATATAGATTTTGCTTCCCATACATTCACAGCAACTCCTGTATCTTCTTTAACTTGTTTGAGAAGTTCAGATTCTTGTTTGAGAAGTTTGTTTTTTGTTTGTTCAGCTTTATCTACGTCAACTCTTACACCATTCCATTTCATATCAATTAAGACAGGAAGGACTTGGTGTTCCAACTCATTAATGTGAGTTAAATCTTGGGCTAGTATTTCTCTTTGTAATACGTGATATAATTTTAAAGCGAGCTCGGCATCTTGTTCTGCATAAGGACCAACATACATCGGAGGTAATCTCCACATATCATTTTTTGCATCAACACCCCATTCTTTGGCTGCTTCATATAAAAGAGCTTCTGATTTCTTTTCCCCTAAATAATCCTTGCTAACAACATTTAAAGAATATCGCATTCTGTTTTCATCTAAGATAGGAGCCATGAGCATGGTATCCCAAATCTTAGAAGTAATTCGTAAACCCATTCTTCTCATCCAACCAATATCGTACATAGCATTGTGACAAACAATTTCAGGACAACGATCGAGCATGTCTTGAAACTGTCTCATAAAAACTTTTTTATCGTAGTTACCGGGAGCATCGTGATCGATCGGAAAGTATCCTTTGAAACCTTCCCAGGCAATTGCCACACCCACAACTTTACCATTACCAGTTGCCCAACCTGGTCCGTGGTCCTTGATTCCTGGATCGTAAGTTTCTAAATCAATCGCAACAGGACTTTGTCCTTTGTAATCAATACACTCAGGACAAACCCATTCACTGGGTGGTGCAAATAAAGGATTCTGAATACTCATTCTTCTTTAAATTGTTCTTTCCATGCTTCTAAATTTACATTTGCAATGTCTTCTACCAAGAATGGTATCCAACGTTTGTCAATTTCGATAGGTTGTGGCCAGTTCTTTTTGATGGCTTTCATTTCTTCCTCTATTAAAGATATTTTTACTTTCCCGTCAATATATACAATTCTCATCTAATAACCTCCAGGTATTCTCGATCTGATTCTGAACGCACCAACCACAATTCTTTTCTTGCTCGGGTTGCTCCGACATAAAAGACTCGATGTTCATCATCAGGGTTGCTAATTAATGCTTCTTCGGCTTTTCTCGATAAGTCTAAAAGTAAAACGACATTGTCTGCCTCTCCACCCTTTGCACCATGTATCGTAGAAATTTCTATTTGTGGTTTTTGCCAGATGTTAATTCCTCTTTTCATTAACTGTCGGATATATATCACTTTACCATACGGTATTTTATCTAGTGCCTGATACCATGTCGCTGTTTTTTGAATTAACAAACCATGTTGAAATAAAAGTTTTTCATAATCAAACTTTTCTTTGTCATCAATATTTTTTAAATTTTTAAAGTTACGTTGAACACCAATACCGGAACTCATATATTCATACATGGCTTTGACACCATCTAAACTAACTGTTTCTCCTTCGGATATTTTATTCCAAGAAGCGATCGCATGTTTAAGTTTGTCGGCTATGCTGCTTTGACCAAATCGTGCGTAGTAGTAACCCTGTTCCAAGAAGAACTTTTCAACTTTATTAAGTATGTATTTAGTCCTTGCGAGGACGAGCCATTCTTTGTCTTTGTAAGGGATGGCTTCATGTGAATAGACTGTAACAACTTTACCCTCTTCATCTTTAGCTTCCCATTCTTTTTCCACTCGATCTTTGATATTTCGAACGATCTTGGATGCCACGAAGTGGTGGGATTTAGGTATTCGGTAGGATTTATTGAGTACGACAGAAGTGCCAGGATAAGACTGAAATGTATTAACATCTGCACCAGCCCATTTGAAAATAGCCTGGTCATCATCACCAGCAATGTATGCCCTTTTGCATTTTGATATGAGGTTTGTAATAACTTGCCACTGTACGAGCGATAGGTCTTGTGCCTCGTCAACGATTAATACCTCTATATTTGGCCATACTTCAGGTCTAAGATTAAACTCTAAGAGCATGTCAGTAAAGTCATATAATTTTCTAGTTTTTTTGAACTCTTTAAGATACTCAGCAATCTGTTCTAACTTTCTCCAACCACCAACAATGTGACCAAACTTAGAAAAGGTTTCATACAAACCCACTCCTGTTATTCGAGATAAGTCAATAATTTTTAAATAAGGATCTTGTTGAATAAAATTACCATCATCATCATGTGTATCTTTCGGTGCAAGATCCACTTTCATTGCTTCCGAAACTTCTGTATAGTGCTTCGGCTTCATCACATCGTTTGTTGATAAACCTAAACATTGAAATGCTAAACTATGAATAGTTCTGAAATAACGGAAATCTTTTTGATCGAGCTTAAACTTATGGGAAGCTCTATTTATAGCCTCGCTTGCGGCTTTCTTGGTGTAAGCCACGAAAGCTATATCCTCGGGTGTCAAGTTCTTTTCTAGTTCTTGCTCTACAATATTTAACAAGAATGTCGTTTTGCCTGTGCCTGGTGGTCCATAAATCTTTTTTATTTTAGAATGGGACATTGTCTTTGACTTTCGGTATATCGAGTTTGGATTCATTCTGAGGTTTAGGATCAGGTATAAAAAATAAATTCTTCACCGAGTTTTTATTTATTCTCATTTGCTTGGAGTCTCCGCCTTTGTCCCTGATCAGTGAACCCATTTGTGTGGTTGAAAATTCTTTGAATTGTATTTTACGAAGGTATCGCTCGAGGCTTGATAACTGAAAATAAATTTTTCCGTCACTCTTCCAAACACTATGATTTAACACTTCTTCGATCTCATCGGTGATGTGTTGATTGTATATAAAATCCTCTAAATGTGAATAGAAACGACCTTCCTTTGTTACCTCGGTTGGCATTTTAATAATCTCACAGCTTTCTAATAATTCTCTAATACGAGCCTCATAGTCTCGCTTAGACATCTCCACCGGAAGACTGGTATGTGTCTCTAAAACCTTTTTTCTAAATAATCTTTGGTCCATTAGCTCATCTGTGGTGACCGTGATCCGTGAGCCGTCAACATCGAGGTGCCAAACAGATTCATCTGACTCTAGTTTGGTGAGATTAGCAATATTCATCTCTACATCATCTCGACCAATACCAAACTTTCGAACTCGACACTTGGAACTATCACAATGAGATCGCATCGGAACGTCTTTACATTTGTATCCGTAATCTTTTTTCTCGTGTTGATCAATTTTTGCTTTAACTTGGTCGTAACTCATGGGTGGTTTGCAATAGTTTGCGTTGAACTCCATAACTTTGTTTTGCCATTCCCCTGGACCATACTTCTTCTTTGCATAGACACAGTAGTGAAATACCACATCATCCCTCGATCCTTCAAAAATACCCATATTTTGCAGTATTTCGATACATGGAGGGCCGTCAAAAGTGGCTTTTTTCTGTTTTAAAGGCTTTACAGATATGTTTTGAAGTTGGTCGTGTGTGATTGCCTTCTGAGAAACCAAATTGAAGAACTCTTCCATGGTCAAAGACTCACCATTTTCGTTCATAGCATATCTTCCACTCATGTCACCTTTGAAATAAGGTAGGTTGAGGAAGTTTCCTGTGTCACCTCGCTCTGCATTCAAAGATTCTTGCTTTGGAAATATCTCACAGTCAGCAAATCCAAGCACGGAAGCTATCTCTGTTAGTTTTGCAATTGCATCTTTAGCCAGAACAGGTTCTTTAAAAAATATAAATAAATGAAATCCTCCCGATTTAGATCGGCAGGGAATAATCGGTAGATTTAATTTTGAATAATTAGCAATTGTCTTGCGTACATCTATAGAATAGTCATCAACATCAATACAAGACCAGGAACAAGTAGAATCATCTCGAATAGGAATGATACCAAGACTAGGGTCAATACCTTCGACATGATCTTTCCAATGTTTGTCGGTTACGTCTTCTTTAATGATGAAAGCTTTGCCACCGACTTTGCCGCTTTCCTTCTTTTCACCTTTGTAAAATACTCCGTGTGCTCGGGTTAGACCACTGAATATTTCTTTTAACTTTTGATACGCTTCCATGAATTAAAAGGGGGACCGAAGTCCCCCAATCAAGTTAAAAGGGATTACTGCTATCTCTAGCTTCAGTACCCGCACTGTCGCTAGATTGTTCGTAGTTAACCTCTACAGAACCTCTTTTCACTGCTTCAAAGAACTTCTTACCAGCATGATAAACATCTGCTGATACAGGTTCAGCTCTCTTAATATCCCAGCCGTACCAGTCTCCTTTATCATTCGACTGATGCTTGGTTGTCAAGTGGTAAGAGAAATACCAGCTTGGAGGATTAATAACTTGATCCCCATGCTTCACTTGAGCAGAAAGCATCAAACTGTTCCACTTACGTGATCGACTTAGACCGCTCACTTTCATAGAAAGAAGTACCTGCGAGGATAGTCCTTCTTCATTAAGCAGGAGGCAATAATGATTGTGTGTGCGTTCTAAGTAAGTTCCCTCTGGAAGCCTAAGTTTACCGTCATTATCTTTTGTGGTCTTATTTAATAATGGGGTATCCACAGGGTGAACAATCGGAGCAGAGGAGCCAGTACCTCTGTCAGACCATTCGAGTTGAACAGGTTCAAAGAAACATGGTACGACTTTGATACCTTCATCACCACTGAAGAGTTCTTCAGTTACAGTGTTGAAAATCATACCTTCCTCTGCACCTTCGACGTATTCACTCTTAGCTTTTTTTGTTTGCGGAGACATAGAGCTAAGAATTTTTAAGAATGGCAACGCAGTCGTATTCAAATCGACTTTTGCCAAACCTTGACCTTGATCTTGAGCCACTAAGCTTAGATCAATAGCATTCGCTACGAGTGCAGAAGATTCTTTCTTTGCAACTTCGTTTTTGGTTTTTGCTTGTTGTGTCATTTACTTTTTTCCTTTTGTTATTTTAGTTTCTGGACGTATGAAAATCCCAAAGAGATCATCAGGGTCCGTGAGTCCTTCTTCGTGACGCTTTTTTAAAGTCGCCTTCAGTGTCGAAGGGTGCACTGATTCTTTCACTTCCGGGGTGATGCCATAGGTAGATTCAATATATCCAGCTAAATCTCCTGCCATATTATCTTCACCCGTTCCGAAACTTGTTGAAACCTTGTTCTTAATTATATCACCAAGGTCATTATTTCTCAGATAGTCGTGAGCCTCATCTATTTTCTCTAAAGGTATTTTACAATGAAAAGCTTCTTTAACAGTCACTTTACTACCGTCTTTCATCGTTGTTTCATTGATACCTAATTCCTGCATTTTTAAAGGAATTGTCTCACTAGAGAGAACTTCACGCTCTCTTTTTATTTCTTTAAGTGTTTCTTCGATGTTTTCAATCTCAACATCTAAATCTAATTGTCTTTGAATAAGTTTACTTAGAGAATCTAAGTCGTTGTCTTGTAGCTTTCTAAGGTCTCCTGCATCATGTTTGAGATCCTCAAAACTGATTGTGTTAGCCATTTGTTTGCCTCCTTTGTTTTAGAACAGCTTGGGAGGCCTAGTTGTTTCACCTCCAACTTTCGGGACACAGATAAACATTGCTCTGCCCTACTCGAACCTACTCATGATAGCCTCAGCCAGTTGGCCCTACTCTATCACCCCTGTGCGTTACGCCTCTGTTAAAAACGTTGTTCCGCCACAAGCTATAAGTGTCAGCTAAACACTTAATTGTTCAATACAAATCTTATACTTGAAATCCTAACAAAATGCAATATATTATTTTGTATATGGCTAACTTTTTTTTGAAGGAACCTTTTCTTCATCAACTTAAAGCAGTTCGAACTTGTCATGACACAAACGTCAACAATTTCGCCTATTTGATGGAGATGGGAACAGGTAAAACGATAACCGCAATCATGGATATGATGATTCTTCATCATAAAAAAGGTGTGGATAACTGTGTTATCTTTGCACCGAAGTCCGTGTATCGTAACTGGTATAAAGAAATTATTGAATTTGTATCAGCTGATAAAACAAAATATGTTATCCATACCTGGGACCCCAGTTTAAAAGATCCCGAAACAAAAGCGAACTTAACTGATTTATTAGAAAAGAATTATGTACCTTTAAATATATTTTTAATGAATATTGAATCTATTTCATCACCGAAGGGTGTAAAGTTTTTAGAAAAATATTTAAGTGTTCAAGATAAAAGTAAAACAATGATGATTGTTGATGAAAGTACAACAATTAAAACACATAATGCTAAACGTACCAAAAGCTTAATTAAATTAACCAAAGACATAGGTTATAAAAGAATCTTAACCGGAACACCTGTTACCAAATCACCTTTAGATATTTATACTCAGTTTGCTTTTCTTGATCCAAAGATTCTTGGTCAGTCGAACTTTTATGCGTTTCGTGCTCGTTATGCCAAGATTATTAATCGACCAACATCAGGTGGTCGTCACTTTCCTTTAATTACAGGCTATCAACGTTTAGATGAATTAGAACAAAAGATTTATTCTGCTGCATTCCGTGTCAAGAAAGAAGAGTGTACGGACTTGCCACCTAAACTTTATACAAAGAGATTTATACCTATGAGTAAGGAACAGCTCGTAGCGTATGAATCATTGAGAAGAAACGCTATGTTTGTTTTCAATGACAAAACAACCACGTCTGTGAACCGGCTCTCACAGATCGTTAAGTTGCACCAGGTATGTTGTGGATTCACTATTAATGATAACGGTGAAATCCACGACCTGCCTAATAAACGTTACGATGAATTGCTGGATGTCCTAGAGGAAGTTGATGGTAAAGTTATCATCTGGGCTACTTATCGACATAACATCGAAACCATAACTAACAAACTAAAGGAGAAATACGGTGATACTAAGGCTGCAGCTTTTTATGGCGATACAGAAAATCAAGTACGCTTGGATCTGGTGCGAGATTTTCAATCTCAAACAAGCGATCTCACGTACCTTGTTGCGAACCCTAAGACTGGTGGATATGGAATCACTCTTACTGCCTCTTGTACTGTTGTCTACTTTTCAAACAATTATGATCTTGAAATAAGATTACAAAGTGAAGATCGTGCACACAGAATTGGTCAGAAGAATAAAGTGACTTATGTTGACTTTGTTTGCCAGGGAACGGTTGATGATAAAATATTAACTGCCTTGAAGAACAAGGTTGACATAGCCAGTCAAGTGATGGGTGATGAATTAAAAGAGTGGATTACTTAATTTTGCCTTTTTCGTCCACATCAAATCTGATACCACGAGCACCTCTGTAAGTGCCTTTAGGTAATTTTCTTAGCATTTTACCAGTTGCTTCATCTTTATATTGAGGTGTTTTTTTAGGATCGCCAAAAGTTCTTCTTAGTGCTTTACCTGTTTTAGTTCTTTTTAAAGCTCTACCAAAACCTCTTAATGCTGAACCTACGATACTCATGATTAATTTTTTGCTCCTGAAGCCATGTCATCGTACATTCCTAGATCACGAATAGCGTCTTCTAGGTCAGAATTGTATGTCTCATAGCTAGGATCATCTGGATCCGTATCTCTTAAAATTTGTCTTAGCTCAGCTATCTTTTGCATAATAGCTGTTTCATCAGGATTCTTAGCCATTAAAATACGCCTTGAAATTTACCGCCTTGAGTAGCAGCACCCATACCACGTACTTTTGCAGTACCTGGAGAAACTTGACCACCATTTTTCATGTAGCCCATTTTATTTCTTACTTTTTTTGGAAGTTTACCAAGAGATTTTTTCTTCTCTGTTGGTACAGGTTTTA